CATTTGCTCTTGTTGCAGAGTTGATTTGCCACCCTTCAATCGTATTAAAATACTTTATTTCACCTGTTGGGCTTTTCCACTCTCGACCTCTCAAGTTTATACTTACTTCAACTTGCTGACCAATATCGTTTTGACTTACTAGCTCCGTTTTATCTTGAGTAAATTGAATATTAATATACTGAGGATACTTTTCGTCTGTTAGTAATACGACATCTCTAGATTTAAACTTGTCGCTCACTTGTTTTACTTGTCCAATAAAATGGATTTTACCTGTTACTTTCATTTTTATTTGTTTTTAATTGTTAATATATACTTGATTGATAAAGACCACCCCCACACTATCGCAGGAGCTAGTAAAATTGATGTTAAAATTATCATATTGTTTTCTTAAGTTTTTCAATGTATAAAGTTGCATCCATCAACTCCTCTTGTAAATGATTAAGCCATCCAATCAAATCAATGTCGTTTCTATCTAGATTGGTTCCATACTTCTTTTGACCTTCTAGACTTCTCTCATAGTATTTTGTTAAGACTGAAATTAAAATAGTATCCTCGCTTTTAATTTTCATAGCTTTTGTATTAAATCATTATAATATTCTCGACATAATTCGATTCGTGTTTTGATATCCTCTATCACCTTCTCGTCCTTTGCTATTTTAAAGACTTTTAAGCGCTTTTCTTTTGGTATATGTGCGAATGTATGTTTTGATTGTACAAACGCTCTTAAATCTAAACTTTCCTCGATTAAACTTGCCTTCCAATGTTCTCTTCTAATTTCGTCTTCTACTATTTGCAATGGAGTATCTATCAAGCAATAGCAAAGTAATGATTCCTCTTTGCCGGTTAGCCACATATATCCGTGCATTTGGTAAAGGTACATCTTATTTGTTAACTCGAGGTCGAAAAATGGGAAAGTAGTGGCATCGTAACTTGATTTGACATCTAGTAAGATTTCTTTCGTGTTTACGTCCGGTGTTCCTGTTATCCAATCATTGCTAAAATGCTCCTCGTTTTTATATATAAATCCAATGTCAAGCACATCATTGCAAAGCTCAATTGATAAGTCTTCCACTTCATTGCCTTTGTCGGTATAACGAGAGTTAAATTCTTTTCGTATTCCGTAAACTTCCTCGATAGCTAACTCATGAAGGTAAGTTTTAGTAGTCTGAGATAGTACCTCTCCCTTAGATTTGGGAGAGGTCATTATCTTGCCAATAGCGGAGCATCTTATTTTCATTGTGCTATGTTTTTAAGTTGCTCTTGAGTTAATTCAAATGTATTTAATAATTCTTTCATAGTGTAATCGCCCTCGCTTATTGCTTTAATTGCTTTGGCTAGTCTCTTGTCATCAATAGCTACTTTTTTACTTTCGTTTTTTGCTTCAACTTTGATTTGCTCACCTCCCGCATCTGTATCTTTGTCCGTAACTAATCCTAGAGCAGAGCTCAAAGCGTAGCGTCTCAAGTAGGTAATTGCACTACCAAGCACTTGGAAGTCATTCATACCTTTCAATGCTACTCCTTGTGGTATAGTTGTTTTACTCTCGATTGTTTCACCACTCTCAATATGAAAAATGATTGTAATCAAATCAGTTGCATGAATAAGTTGAGTAAATCCAAGACCATGCTTTTTTAATAATGGGTTAATTACTTCAAAGATTTTGGGTAAATCAGCATATGTGTATCCATATCCTTGAGTTGCTTTGTGAATTGTGGGAACCTCTTGTTGAAATTCCGCTAGACTTTTAAATAAATGTTTCATTGGTTAGTTTTTAATTGGTTAATAATTATCGACAAATATAACTGTTTTATTTTAATACAAAACTATTTTTTTATTTTATTTTAATAAAATCTTCAATTGGTAATAAAATTCCTTTGCTTGTATTACTATCACCACCTTTTACATCTCGATTTGTACCTATGTATTTTCTACAAATATTTTTTAATTCGTTTTTTTCTATCATTACAAAGTGTTTTTCACTTAACCAATAACACCACCAATCAGCTTCGCTTGTCGCTATGCCTGAAGGCTTATCTCTGCTTTCATATTCAACAAATATGTTATGAGTTTCCATTGCTCTAAAATCTCTCTTGACTTCTATTTTTTTTTGTAATAATTCAGCTAATTGGTTCTCGTATGTTTTTCCAACTTGTAAATCAAATTTAAAATCGTTGTTGTGTTTCATATTGCTTTTTGTTTATATGTTTCAATTATTTGTTTTAGCTCGTCTCTTGAGTATTTTTTAGTTTCATGAGCTTTACCTTGTAGCTCAATCAATTTTTCTATTCCTATTCGTTTTTGTATACCAATTTGATAGTTCAAAAGATTGCCATGCAAGTATTGATTGCAATAAACACACTGCCCATGGACGTTATCCTCATCGTATGTAATTACTTTGTGACCACCGCTCGAAAAATAATGGCCGGCATCAAACTTTTTACCTAGTGGAGCGTCACAAGATATACAACCTTTATTTCTATCTCGATTACGAATAAAAGAATTGAAATATATTTGAGCTAGTTTATGAAGCTCTTGCACTGTTTGTAACTTTTCTTTCATTTCTTTTTTCTTTTTTACCCATTGTTTCTCTTGTTCACTTTTTAGCCAAATTTGAACACAATCTTTGTTTAGACAATACTTTTGATTGAAGTTTACAGGTGCAAATTGTTCTTTGCAATTTTTACATTTTTTCATATTAAAATAAACTTATTTGATTTTGTGCAACATCTTTCCAAGCGTCGGCATTTAACTTCAAGATTGATAAATCCTCTTTGCTCTCGTCTCCAATGTACTTATAGCTTTTTGTTATGCTCTCTTTTCTTAATTTAAGACCATTGTCTTTTCCATCTGCAATCAATTTTTCATTAGTCTTTTTAATTTGAGCAATGTTATTGTTTTCCATTACTAATTTCCAATTGTGTATGTTATTTATCATGCCATTGAATAATGCCGGATTAGATGTTTTTATATATAATACTTTGCCAATTGATTTGTACATGGCTCCAAAATAATTTAATAGCTTTATTCCTAGTGAAAGACCTTGATAATCAGGTAATATTACAAATCTACTTATTCTAAAAGCGTCTCTTACTGTACCACTAGGCATTGGTAAAATGGCTATGAACCCTAGTGGCTTGTCATTTAAAGTAAATGAGAAACATTTAGCAGCTGCATTTAGCTCTTGACTTAGATAGTGATGTTGTTTGAATATATTCCAAGTTGCATATCTACATCGAAATATCGAAAGGTTAATTGTTGGTCGGCTGTGCCTTCGACATTCATGCCTCTCGACACGTCCTTTAAGAGGTGAGTAAGTCCAATCAGGTAACAACCACTCCATAATATCAAAGTGACATGAAGCTAAAACTATTTTTTTGTTATAACGTCTTATATATTTTTGAAGTGCAAAGCTCATTGATTTAGCCACGTCTCTATCTACCACCGAAGTATACTCATCAATTAACACAGCTTCATTCTCTTGAGCTTTACCTATCTTGTAGGCTAGTTCAGCTCGATATTGCTCTCCATTACTTAAAGTGTGAAAGGGTCTTAACCAAGTTGGCACACTACTCAAACCAATTGAGCTTAATAAAGATGTTGCCTCTTGTGGTTCTAACCAATCAAAATTAGATATTAATGCCTTTTCACTATCAAACTCTATGGCTTGTAATACTCCAAATTGTTTTAGTAAAGTTGTTTTTCCTGTACCACTACCTCCGTAAATCACACCTATATTCCAATCAAAGTTTTTACAATCACCAAAGTTCATATTTATATCAACTGTTGTCTCATCTTTGTTTTGAATATCAAATGCCTCAAATATGTATTCGGTGTATTTATCATTTAATATTTTGTTTCTTAGTTTAATTTGTTTCATGTTGTTAGTTTTTAAAAATTATTTGCTTTAATTTCATTTTGTAATTGTTTAATCTCACATTTTAATTCCAAGTTTAGTCTATCAAGTCTATAAGCACTTTGTGAAAATTCTCTAGATTGTTTCTCTAATATAATAAAAGTTGTCAATACTTCGCTCAACTCGTTTTCTGTTTCTTGCATTGAATTTATTAAATCTTTTCTACGTTCGT